AGAAACTGCTGACGAAGCTAAATTGCGTATTGAAGCTGAGCGTGACGGAAAAGTGCAAAAGCAAATTGACGCTGCGGCAACTACTGCCTCTGGCGTTCCTTGGTAAACCCCTAACTTAAAACGAGGATACAAACATGGGCGAGAAAAAAACAACTCCCATAGTAGTAAATGACGTTGAATACACTTATGAAGATATGACCGAGCAACAGCAGGCAATGGTTAATCACTGCAATGACTTAGACAGAAAGATTAAGTCTACCCAGTTTAACCTTGATCAGCTATCAGTTGGCAAAGATGCATTTATTAATATGCTAGTCACTGATCTTGAGAAAGTGGAAGAAACTGAAGAGTAACTATGTTACTAGCCTTTGCGTTGATCGTTACAGTAAACGGTGAGGTTGACGCAAAGGCAACAAGTTACTGGCGCAGTTTAGAAAGGTGCAGGTGGTTTGCGGAAGAGCTTACCGTACAAGGCACAAGAAGACGTTACCATACACCTGTAATGGCCTACTGCGTACCAAAGTATGTAGACCCTGAAACGACACCCGTACACGAATGAACTATTTATTAGGAACGAGCATGGCCACTGTGACAGAAGCACTACTAAAACTAGATGCCCACGAACGAGAGTGCGCTGTGCGTATGGAGTCTATAGAAGAAAAGTTTCAGCGGATAGAAAAGCGTTTTGACGAAGGTTCCGCTAAGTTTGACCGCTTCGACATGGTTGCAAGGGGCATGTACGTGCTTATTATTGGACTGTATTGCGTAGAGAAGTTTACCTAATGGCCTTACTAGATCAGTTAATAGGGCCAGTAACAAGTCTTCTTGATAAGTTTGTTGAGGACAAAGACCAGAAGAACGCCCTAGCGCACGAGATTAGCACTCTAGCATCTAAACAAGCTACAGAGTTAGCCAAGGGACAGTTAGCTGTAAACGCTGTAGAAGCGGCTCACAAGTCGTTGTTTGTAGCCGGATGGCGGCCATTTGTAGGGTGGGTAGCTGGAGTTGGCCTAGCCTATAACGTAATTATTGCTCAAATACTTGGTATCTGGTTTACCGTGCCAGAAGTTGACCCTTCATTATTAACCCCCGTGCTTATGGGCATGTTGGGTATGGGCGCAATGAGGTCTTACGAAAAGGCCAAAGGCGTGCAAAGAGAGAAATAATGCTAGCCGAAATAGCGGCAGCTAATGCTGCGTTTCAGGTAATCAAAGGCGCTCTTGCTAACGGCAAAGAGATGTATGATGTAGCAGAACAAGCCGCAACATACTTTGACAGTAAATCGGTTATACTCAAAAAAGCTAAGAAAGGCGGAAATAAAACTGAACTTCAGTGCTTCATGCAACTTGAGAAGATCAAGGAGCAGGAGGAATGGCTTAAAGAGCAAATGATCTATGCGGGCCGTGCGAACATGCACAGTGACTGGCTCCAGTTTCAGGCGGAATGTAAGAGAAATAGAGATAAGGCGGAGCGGGTACGTAAGAAAAAAATAGCAGACAATCTAGCTCTTTTATGGGCAACCCTACTCTGGGGAACGGGAGGGATAGTTATTTTGCCCCTTGCGGTATACATATTTTTAAAACTATTTAGGGTAATATAGAAATGGAATACTTTGAACGATCAGATTTTGACTGTCAAGAGACGGGCAACAACGAGATGTGTGATTATTTCCTAAAGAAACTCGATGCCCTTCGAGGAGATTGTGGGTTTCCGTTCATTGTCATGTCTGGTTACAGAGACCCCAGCCATAGTATAGAAGCTGCAAAGGTTGCAGCAGGTAAAAAATTAGGAACTCATGCACAAGGCATAGCCGCTGATATTAAAGTATCTGGAGGCGCACAACGCCTAGCTATAGTAAAACATGCGTCAGCTATGGGAATGTCCGTAGGTGTAGCTAAAACTTTTGTACACGTTGATACTCGCAAGACTGAGCCAATGTGTTGGTGCTACTAGCAGGTAAACCATGCCACTTAAAAAACTAATACTAAAGCCCGGAATTAACCGCGAAAACACTCGGTACACTAGCGAGGGTGGCTGGTACGACTGCGATAAGATACGGTTTCGCCAAGGTACGCCGGAAAAGATTGGTGGGTGGCAGCGTATCTCAGCTACTACATTCCTAGGCGTATGCCGCTCTTTATGGAACTGGGTTACCCTAGGTAGTCAGAACCTGATCGGCGTAGGCACTAACCTAAAGTTCTACATCGAGAACGGCGGCGCTTACAATGACATCACACCATTACGTGCTACTGTAACCCTGACTAACCCGTTTGAGACTACTAACGGCTCTCCCATAGTAGAAGTTACTGACGCTAACGGCGGGTACTCTGACGGGGATTTTGTTACGTTTAGTGGTGCAAGTGCTGTAGGGGGTCTCACTCTAAACGCCGAGTATCAGCTAACTGAAACTACTACTTCTAACGTGTATACGATTGATGCGGGCACTAATGCAAGTTCTAGTGCTACAGGTGGTGGTACAGTAACGGCTGCATACCAGATTAACATTGGCCCTGCGTTTGTTGTTCCCTTAGTAGGTTGGGGCGCAAGTAGCTGGGGTTCGGGCACATGGGGGGTTGGTGTTACATCTACTGACTCTATTCGCCTGTGGAGCCAAGCTAACTTCGGTGAAGACCTTATCTTCGGGCCGCGTGATGGCTCTATATACCGCTGGGATGCCACAAACGGGCTAACCACTAGGGCAGTAGCTCTTACAGGTACGGAAGTACCAACGTCACAGAAGCTAATCCTCGTGTCTGATATTAACAGGTTTGTGTTTTGTTTCGGTGCAAACGAGCTTTTCTCCTCTACTGTTAACCCCATGCTAGTCCGTTGGTCAGACCAAGAAGACGCTACTAACTGGTCACCTAGCGCGACTAACCAAGCGGGCGACCTTATCCTATCTAACGGCACACAGATCGTTGCTGCTAAACAAGCACGTCAAGAAGTACTAGTATGGACTGACTCTGCCCTATACGCGTTACAGTACGTTGGTGCCCCCGCTGTGTGGACTGCACAGTTAGTCGGTGAGAACATCTCTATCGCTGCACAAAACGCTGTGGCCTACGCTAACGGCGTGGCTTACTGGATGGGTAAGGACAAGTTCTACATGTACGATGGCCGTACTCAACCTTTACAGTGCGACTTACGCAAGTTTATATTCAACGATTTTAATACAGAGCAGTACGAGCAGGTGTTTGCAGGGACTAACGAGTCTTACCATGAGATTTGGTGGTGGTATTGTTCTACAGACTCTAACGTGTCAGACAGGTATGTGGTGTACAACTACCTAGAGCAGGTATGGTACTACGGTACTATGAGCCGCACTGCATGGCTTGATTCAGGGTTAAGAAACTACCCACTAGCTGCTACGTACAGCAACAACTTGGTTAATCACGAGCAGGGTGTTGACGACAACGAAACAGCAGTCACTGCGGCTATACCTGCGTACGTATCCTCTGCACAGTTTGATCTGGAAGACGGGCATCAGTTTGCCTTTATATGGCGCATACTGCCGGACATTACGTTTGACGGCTCTGAAGTAGGCTCTCCTATGGCTACCATGACGTTGTTGCCCTTGCAGAACTCCGGTTCGGGGTATAATGACCCAGCCTCTGTAGGAGGCTCTAATAGTGGAGGTATTACGCGCACTGCTACGTTACCAGTAGAGCAGTTCACAGGGCAGATATTCACACGCGTACGTGGACGCCAGCTTGCTATAAAGGTAGAATCTAGCGAGATTGGAGTTACTTGGCAGTTGGGTAGCCCACGTATAGATATGCGAGCAGACGGGAGACGGTAATGGCTGTAGACAATACTAGGTACAATGTACCTTTCCGCGCTCCTGCCTTGCCGTTCCCTCCGCAGGCATACGACCAAGAGTCGTTTGAAGAGTTTAACAAAGTGCTGCGTATCTACTTTAATCAGTTAGATAATGCCCTACGAAATGCTACGCTTGTCCAGCAAGCAGAAGCTACTACTTGGTTTATAGGATAATGGCTAATACTTACACAAATGCAAAGCTAGACGTAACTACTACTAACGCAACAGTTCTGTACACTGCGGATAGCCTTACTACAAGTATAATTAAGTCTATATTAGTATCGGAAGATTCCGGTAATGCTGATACTGTAACGCTTACTTTGACTAATGGTAGTACTGTTTACAGCCTATTTAAAACAAAAGCTATTGGCGCAAACGCCACAGTAGAACTACTAACTGCTCCTATAGTACTACAGCCCACAGAGATACTAAAAGTCGCCGCTGCTACTGCTAACAGACTACATGTTGTGGCTAGCATCTTAGAAATTACATAGGGCACCTATGAAGACTTACGACAGCAAGAAGAAAAAACTTCCTAGGTACGAAGTACTCATGCGTTTCGCTGAAGGCGTAGGTACGGGAGACATTCCTATAAAAGCCGCTATGGTATCCGTAGCGCAAGAATTAGCCATGCCTAACGCTAGCGTTGTGCAATTTGGTAACACAGTATTCGGTGGGCACAGCCGTGAGGGTGGCACTAAGATGATGGGCAGAGTGTTTAACGTGGACACCGCCGAAAACTTTGTCGCTAACATGTTGCAGTATGTAGAGTACCTACAAGAAAAAGGTATAACGCATTATGTCGTGCAATTTGATAAATCTTACGGTGAGAAGTTAATGCCTGTACTAAAAGAACTAAAAGATTTAATTACTCCTACTGGAGGCAATATCCATGTAGGTATTAC